GATAGTGAGGGGCGTGTAATTGGTTATTATAGTTATTGGACAGAGATAATAAGTGAGGGTAGAAAGCAAGAGGGCGACCCCTATAATTTGGAAGATACAGGCGAGTTTTTTATGAGTATGTTTGTAAAAGTTTTGGCAGACGGTATAATAATTAATGCAGATTACGCAAAAATGCAAGGTCAGGATTGGTGGGATTTAAACATTTTAAATTTAACAGAGGAAAATTTAACCAAATATGTGGAAAAAATTAAAGAGAATTATATCATTTATGCCCGAAAAGTATTGGGGGTCGATTGATGAAATGCCACTTTATAACTGGATTAAATGCAACAACGGACATTTGGAGTATGTACGAAATGGAAGAGGAAATAAGGCGAATGATGTAATTAATTGGATGCGGTTGTATAACGAATATTTAGCCACTTTTGGACTAGATAAACGATATAAGAAGTATTTAGAAGTTAAACGTAAAAAAGCTTTATTACAAGCAGAATATGTAATAAAAAAAGATAGGTTTAAACTTACTGAAATTGAGATACAGGACGCAAAATTAAAAGATTTAGAGGTACATTTTGGCGACGGAAAAAGTATCGAAACAATATTAATGTATTTATCTATGCACTTAGGCTACAAATTAAACCCAAAAGAAACAACAGTTAAAGAATATTTTACAATTTTAAACGAATATGGCAAATCAAATAAAGCGTAGTGAAATAGCAGAAGAGGATTTATATAAGGAAATCCGAGAAAGTGCTGATAAGACTATTAAAATAGTTGAAACGTTAAATATTAATTTGGAAAAAACTGCAAAAGTTTTACAAACCGAGTTAAAAAAACCGTTGGATAATACCATTGAAAGTATAGAAAAATTGCAAACCTCGAGTAAATTAATGAGTGAGGCAATGGAGCACAGCTTGAAACTTGATAAAGCCAAAGCCGATGCGGTTAAAAGCCAAATTAAGGCTGATGAAAACCTACGTAAAATAGAGCAAGAAAGGATAAAGCTTAAAAAACAGTTAACAGATGCTACGGATGAAGAGGTAAAGGCGAAAATTAAGTATCAAAAAGTAAGCGCAGAACAAAAAAAGATTTTAGCGGATGAAATAATCCTGAACGACGAAAACGCTGGAACTTTGGAAAAAGTAGCTGCGCAAAGTCGTATTTTAAGAAGAGAGCGCGAAAAGTTAAATCTTGAAACTGTAGAGGGTAAAAAAAGGCTAAAGGAAATTAACGACCAGTTGGATGAAAATAACGAAATTATCCGAGAAAATTCCGATGCTTTAAAGCAACAAAAGTTAAATGTTGGTAATTATACCGATAGCATTAAAGAAGCAACAGGGGAATTAGGCGGTTTAATTGGTGGAATTAAAGACAGTATCGACGCGCTTAAAGGACAGGTTCAACAATTTGTTGTATTAGGTAAATCGGCAGATACTGCTGGTAAAAAAGTACGTTTATTTGGTAAGGCTTTAAAAGCGATTGGGATTGGTGCTATTATAGCCTTATTGGGGTCTATGGTTTCCGCTATGGCAGATACTCGAGAGGGTGTTTTGACTATGCAAGGCACTATGGAAAAATTCATGTCCAGTTTAACGATGTTTGGGCAAAAGGCAATTGATTGGTTTACTATACTTAAATTAAACATCGAAAAAACTAAATTGGAATTTCAACAAATTTTTAGCGTAGGAAAAGAAAGCGCAACTATGAAAAAAAGAATTGGAGAAATTAAAGACGAATTAGATAAAATAGATAAAAAGAAGTATGATTTGGGAGCCGTTTTTGAGGGTGTAGATGAAGCTATAAATAAGCAATTTGAATACGAAAATGCACTAGCAAAAACAAGTGAAGAGATAGAGCGATTAATGGGTGTTGAAGAGATATTAAGCGACCGAACAGGCGATATGACTATTTCATTCGATAAACAACGTATGGCACAAAGCCAGTATAATGAAACAATCGTAAAAAGGATTGGTTTAGAAAAACAATTAGCGGAACAAAACCTTGATGTACAGGCTTTAAAATTACGACAAAGTTTGTTAAAAGCTGGCATGGACTACTCTGTTCAACAAGTTAAAAACTTAGAGTTTTTGAATAATGAAAATGCTAGCATGAAGATTAATTCCGACCAGTTGGCTGAATTATCGGATGCTAAAACCGCATTAATTGCAAAAGATAACGAGTTGGCTAGTGCCTTAGCAAAAAACGCAATGGAAGCGCGAAATACTGCTAAGGATGATTTTGAGTTGCAGCTGGATTATGCAGTAGATTATTTTGATACTCAAAAAACAATTAATGAACGTATAATCAACATGGAGCGTACAACTTTGGAGCAAAGAAAATTATTAACTGCTAATTTAGAGCGGTTGGCTGATAAAAGTTGGCAAAATCAAATAGATTTGATAAACGAATACGCTGAAACAAAAATAGATTTAAATGCTTTAATCGCCTTAGATGATGAACAGCTAGTGAGAGAGCAAATAAAGGGGCAAATTAAAAATGAAACTTTAGGTATTCGAATTTTACAAACGATTAGAGATAGAAAAACCGCTTTGCAAGACATATCAGATTTGCACACGGAAACTTCCTTAAAGGAAATTGAATTAAACAAGGCAGTTGCTACAAGCATACAGGCAATAGATGAAGATAATTTGAGTTTAAGAATTGAAAAAGCAGAGCGCGAATTCGATATCGAAAAACAGTTAGAAGATAGAAAATTGATTTTACAAGATAAAACTTATGAAAATTTAAAATTACAATTGGATGAAATTAAAAAGTTGAAAATACAGCAATTAATGGACATTGCATATTTTGAGCGCGAAACAGCGCAGCAAGAAATTATTGAGCAAGAAGAAAAAACAAAGAAATTAGAGGAAATCAACAGTAAATTGGCGAACGATATTATCCGATTGGAAAACGAAACTGCGGACAAAAAGCGCGAGATTGGATTTGAGGAGTTGGACAATGAACGCGAAATAATGGAAATACGTAGAGAAATGGTTTTGAATGGTTTACAATCGTTAACAGATATAACCAACGAATTAGCCGATAAACGTATTGCTAAAATTGATGAGGAAATTGAAGCAAGTCAAAGACGGTTTGATAGTTTACAAAGTTTGGCTGAAAGTGGTAATATTTTGGCTCGTGAAAGTATGGCAGAAGAAGCAAAATTAATGGCTGAACAAAACAGAAAACGCGAACAGGAAGAAAAAAGGAAGCAAAGAATACAGTTAGCAAGTAGTGTTTTACAGGCTTATGTAACGAATTCAAACAACCCACAAGTAAAAAATCCGTTGCAAAAAACCATAACGGATACGGTGTTGCTTACTGAATTTATTAAATCTTTACCTGCATTTTTTGACGGTACGGAGGACACAGGAAAAAACGGAAATGGCATTGATAATAAAGGCGGTTTTTTATCGGTTTTGCACCCTAATGAAAGGGTAGTAACTGCAAAGCAAAATGAATTAATCGGTGGAATGAGTAATGAAGAGTTAAGTAAATTGGCTTATAACTATCAAAACGGTATGATTAGACCCATAACAGATACTGCCTTAAGCAACGGTTTTGCTGGTGTTGAAATTTTGGCGAAAAAATTGGATAGTTTGGAACGTACTATTGCAAATAAACCCGAGCACACTATACAAGTAGAACAAATTATAGGCGGTGCAATGGCTATCACTAGGAATACAAAAAAAGGCAATACTAATATTTACAATAGATACAGGGTAAGCTAATGAAACACTATTTAAATGGGGTTGAAGTAGCACCCCGAAATGTTCTTGAAATTGGATTAATTACGGATTATACAGGCAATCCCGAAATGTTGCAAGTGGATACGGATACTATTGTTTTGCCTCGTGAAGCAAGGGATATAATAATGCAACACGTAGCAACACAAGGGGTATTCGAGGGTATTCCGTACACGTTGGAAGTTGGTAATATACAACTTGACTACTATGTGGATCTAACTGAAAGTTTTGCAATCCGAGATTTTGAGGTGGAAGTTAAAATAAAAAAGCGTAAAGGATTTGATAATTTCTTTGAAAACGCGGAGGGTTTAAGCTTTGAATTAATGGCAAAAAAGGGTGTTAATTTTAACTTTATTAATTTGCCTTACTTAATAATTCCAGAAAATCAAGTTGAAATAGGGTTAACTTTGTCTTTGGCTATCTACTCACTTACTAGGGAAGCTATACAGGCCACAAGGGATTTGGTAAGTGCAACAGAAAAATTAATTAGAGCCGTAACACCAAATGTTAGCTTAGTTCCTGTGCCACCATTAGGCGAAATTATAGCGTTAAGCGTTGCGGTTGTTGCCCAGTTAGCTTATACTTTGGCTATTTATGTTGCTTTAATTAAGTTAGTAAGGCAATTACAAGAATTAATATTTCCAAAAGTTCGATATTACAAAGGTGCTACAATTAAGGAATTGATTAAAAAAGGGTGTGAGTATTTGGGTTATACTTTAGATAGCAATTTGCTTAATTTATGGGATAAATTAACCATTATGCCAGTACCGTTAATTAAGGATAAACGAAGCGTATTTAATTTTATTCAAAACGATTTGAATTTTAGCTTTACAAAAGGCTACCCTACTGCACAAGATACTGTTAGCACACTAGGGGAATTAATAAATGCGGTTGAAACGTGGTTTAATGCAAAAACAAAGGTGTTTAATGGTGTTGTACAAATTGAACGTAGGGATTACTGGAAGAACATCACTACTAACACCACTTTACCAGCTTTAAATTTACAATCGGATAGGCAAAATGAGTATAGATTTAATACAGAGGAAGCGTGGAAGCGTACCTACATACACTATCAAGTCGATTATGCAGATACGCATACTCTGGATAAATTTGACCCAACTGATGCCGAATATAGCACCGAGCCATTGAATGTAATTAATGAAGATTTGGTAAGTATTCGAGGTTTTAACGATGTAAATATACCATTTGCTTTGGGTGTAAGAAAGGATGAACTAAGTTATATCGAAATTTTTGGGCGTACATTTTTACAATTAGCGGATAGTATTATTGGTTTGTTTGGTGTTGATTTAAATTTTACATCATTAATTACAGACCGCTTAGGAGTTACGCAAATCAGCAGCCAATTTTTTGGAGTTACTAAGGTGCTTTACGCTGTAAATGGAAGACAGCCAAAAAACTACGTGGATAAAATAAAAGCTAGTAATATTTATAATCTTTACCACAAAATAAACGAAATTAATGTAAATGGCTTTAAGGTGTATAATGATGCACCAATGCGATTAAATCCGCAAGAATTTATATCTTTGTTAGATAATAATTTTGCTTATATTAATGGTGCTTTATGCGAGATTTTGACAGTACGTTTTACGGATGAACAAAGTCAAGCGGTTATAAGCTACCGAGAGCCGTTTAATTATGCTGAGGGTAAAGTTGAAATATTAACAATAAATGATTAATCATGGGAATTGAAGAAATAGCAAAAAACTTGCAGAATTTAAGCGCGAATGTGGAGCAATTAGTAAAGCTACAAAATGAAGCTTACAGCAAGTTAGCGCCCGAAGTTTACGAAAAAGTAAAACAACATCAAGTTGATATTAACGAAATGATGCGAGAGGTTAAGAGTGGGAATTTTTTAGGAATTAATAAATTTGCAGAAAAATATGCCGATATTAATAGAAAATAATAACTATACAAACGCGTATGGTTATAGCGGTCCAACTTATGTAAGTAATGCTGGGGATACAAGCATTTTAACGATTACAGTAGCCGAATTAATCCGAGTTACAACACAGGGTAATCCGTTTAGTTTTGACCCGATAATGAATATTTTGAGCAGTCCAACGATTAGTTGGATTAGCGAGGGTATAAGAGTTGGCGACATTGTACGAATTAGGAAATATACAAGTGCTGGGGTGTTAAGCGCAACACACCACGCGAATGTAACAAGCGTAACAGCTACGAACTTAAATCTTGATACGTGGTCGGCTGGTTTGTTTTACGACATTTCGGCGAACGAGATAATGGAAGTAGTGCCAGTTGTAAGTGTTGGCGGTGTTGCACGTAGGAGGTCGGATTTGTTACTTGAATTTAACCATGCACTAAATAATCAAAGCGGTAGTTCTGCAAGTTTAATAGACGGAGAAAAAACACAAATATTTTTCGGGCAAGTAAACGATTTAATTGTGAGCGGTGCGCAAGGTGGTTTCTTAATTGGCAATCAATCGGGGCAATTCTTAGATAATGCCGAAATTGAGTATTTAGGAACTAATGCAGATGGTTTCCATCAATACGAAATAAGTATTGAGTTTGCAAATAGTGGGGTATTTAATCAAGAATGGTTCGCAACATCCGATTGTTTGAAAGTATTTGTACGCGGACTTTGGGCGAGTATAGACAATGAAGTGTTTAACCGAGCTGAATTTGTATTGGATGAAAGTGCGAACACTGGTTGGTTTAATGAAGCAAATAATATAAGTGTTGCAACTGGTGGAAGTGTAGTGTTACCGATTAGCGAACTAAAATTTAATACAGTAAACACCGTATCTTTTGAAGTGGATTTAAATGGTACTGATGTAGACGATTTGGCAATCGGAGGGGTTTATATTTCAACCGATGATAGTTATTTCAAGAATAAACCTACGAGCCAAAGTAAGTTAAGTTACCTATTACCAACTACGGTAATAACCGTAGGCAATACCTATACATCATTTGCAAACAATGGTGCTGAATGGGAGGTGCTTGTTTTCGATATTGATGTTGTTTCGGATGTTGCGACGGTAACGCTAGAGGTTACGTTTAATAATGCTTTTCAAACCTTTATTGATGCGAGGGATGAAGACCGTTTATTTTACATTTGGGCGAAAGTTGGTAACACAAATCATTTAGTTTATTCCGAACAATTAAGCAAAGAAATGCCAACAGGGGGGGTGTTGACTATGAATAGTAATTTTGGTTACTTAGACCATTCCCAAAATGTAACAAGTGTATCAGGCGACTTAACAGAATTTGATGCGGACATTGAAGACGATTTGGCTTATTATAGCACTTTTAATTTAGAGAAATTTAAAACTACCTACGAAAATATAAACGTACGTATTGAAGCGTATAATACCACTACAGATGAACGTTTTACATTGCAACAATCAAACTTTAGCTTTGCAAGTGCCATTTATCAAAGTAGTACGGGTAAATACCTACTTAACCAAACTCAAAATATAAATAATGAGTTGTTAAATACCAGCGAAAAAAGAAACGCAGTTGTACAATTAACAGGTGTTGAAGATAGCGAAAGTTACGAGGTATCTGTTTACTATCCTTTTATTATAAATTGGAAATACTGGCTAAGCTTACTAGGTGTAAATACTGATTTTGCTCCTGATTTTAATAATGATTGGTTTCCTTATGCAAATACGGGAGCGTGGGAGGTAAGGGCAACAATCGTTTTAACTGATAACGGTTTAAATTTTGAACATTCCAACACTTTAGCAATAAACAACTATGATGCTAATGATGATGTTGACACTACTATTGTTTTGCGTAAAGCTTCCGATAATAGCGTGGTTACTTTTATTCCGAAAAACGAGCCGTTAATAATTGAAACTACTCACGTTTTGAACTCAGGAGTTTGGGATTTACAAAAGATTTGGGGACAAATTACGGTAGAGCCATTCGAGAATTCTCCGAGGTGGATGTTATCTAGTATCATTGATTTTGATAATAATATAAATAATCCTTTGCGACCAATCTCTGGTTTACTTTTAGATTTTGATTTAATTTCTACAAATATTATAAAATTTTCTTGTAACTTTGACAGTAGTAAATTATCTACGGTAAAAAACGTAAAAATAACTGCTAAAATTAAGCAAGGTTTGGAAAATATTGTTACCGTTTTTAAACTTACAACGGCAAACGATGATAAAGAAACAACAGAAGACGAACTAAAAATATTAAGTTAAATGGCTGGAATTAAAATACATCAATACCCATTAGAGCGCACAAGTATAGGCGATGAAGATTACTACGACATTGATTACTATACAGGCTCGGGTTATCAATCGGCAAAAATTAAGGGTTCTACGTTAAAAAACGTACTTGGAGCGAACTACATTGATATTTCAACCTTTATTTCGGGGTATGATTTAACCAATGTTGATGCTGGGAAATTAATTACTAACTCAAATGCTAATGTAAGGACTTTAGTAATTACAAGCGGTTTAGCTTTACCAAATAATATGGTAAGTGTTAAGGGTAGGATAGCTATACAACCAGAAACAGGTGTAAATATTACTTTGCCTAATGGTTCAACTATTACAGAGCCTACACAGTTTACTTGCGAAGCCGATGAGGTTTATATTTTGCATAAATCAGCATTTACAGGCGACAATTACATTTTAGTTTCCTTAAAAAAATCCGAAAATATAGGCACAAACGATTTGATAATTTCGGACACTGTAAGAGAATTACAAGTTGCAACAGATGGAACATTCCAAATCGTTACAAATGATGCTAACAACTCTGCTATTTTTAAAGTGGGTGAAAATAATAATGAAAGGTTTAGTTTAATAGAATTTAACACGGTTATATTTGATTTAATTAGTAAGTTCCAAAACCCTGCTATTACAGCTGGTGTAATTGTTGAAGTAAATCCTAATGAGTTTAAATTCATCGTGTTGCCTAATACAAGCAATACATCGGTTTACCATGGATTAATAAGTGTAGATGCAAATAAAACAATAATTGAAAAATCAAATGCAGGTAAATTAACATTCAATAGTTCTTTGTCTTCTAACACTTTTGAAGATTTAAGAGCTACAAAAAAAGGAATAGAATATAGTGCCGATTATTCTGCTAATTTTTCTGTTCGCAGTTTGGTGGATAAGGGTTATGTTGATAGTAATATTACTGATTACTACGATGATGCCGATGTAACACCTTTACCACAAAGAGGAAAATTAAGAGCTTTAGAATACATTGAATTGGTGGATAATCCAACAAGTGAAGAAACCGAAATACAACTAAGAGCCGATAGTATTAAGGATGCTGAGGTAACAAGATTTGGCGAAAATGGTTCGGGTAATGTTGATTTAAAAATCCAAGAAAATAAATTATTAACAGGAACTGCTGGGGGTTTTGCAATTGAGTTAAGTTTTGCACAAGAGGGTATTTTAGGATTAGATGTAAATAATGAAGTAAAGGAGTTTGAAGTAGTAGAAATTTACAACATACTTAAGGAAGAAAGTGTTACAGGCAACAAACAACTTGCATTATTAGATATAAACGGAAATTCTGCAAATGTTAAAGCTAAATTTGAAATTAGTGCAATAGCAGTTCAAAACACCACCGCCAACGCTGTTACGATTAATATAGGTAGTACGTCTTTAGGCACGGATGTAGTAAATGCTTTTGCATTGGGAGCGAGTGAAACAAAGAAACTACCTTTGGGCACAACATTTTTTAGCACAACAACAGGACAAAGTTTGTTCATTTCTTCTTCAAGTTGGAATAGTGCAAACATAAATATACACGTAACAATTTCAAAGATATGGCAATAGAGCAAAAAATATTGACTTTTGGCACTAACAAGGTTGGAACTATTGGAGGGAAGTTAATGGGTTATACTGAACCGCCAATACCATTGCAAGTTACAGATATTAGGCTTTGGCTTAATAATGATTTGTCAACAATGACGGTTAACGGCTCAAATAAAGTATCACAATGGCGAGATAGTAGTGGGAATTTAAACCATTTTTCGCAAGGAACAGGCGCAAATCAACCGTTATTTGTTGCTAATGGTATAAATGGGCAAAATGGAGTTAAGTGGGATAATAATTCGGACGAGTTTTTAAATTGCACATTAGGTTCTGCTATTAGCCAAAAATACACAATAATAACTGTATGGAATTTAGACTCTAACAGTACAAGGAGTTACCCTTATGTTTACGACAGAAATGGGGCTATTGGCGATAGAATACAACTATATTGGTTTAGTGGCAATATTCGTATAGGTTCGCCAACAGTAGTAACAGCTTATGCAAAAACACGACCTTTTAGCCTTATGAGTAGTGAGGTTTGTTATAATAATACAAGCTCAAAGGTTTATCAAAATGGAGTGTTACAAGCCACAGTTAACAGCGGTTCAAGTTCTCTAACATCTTTACGTTTAGGACATTTAAACACTTTTGATGCTAACTCTAGATTAAGCGGTTATATTTGTGAGATGATGGTTTACGCTAAAGAATTAAGCGCAGGAGAGAGAACATTAATAAACGATTATTTAACTTTAAAATATGGTTTATAAAATAGATTTAAGCGTTTATACAACGCAAATCCAACATTTAAATAATGAATGGATTACGCAACATAGGGCAAACAATCCACAAGACACCGTAACACAACGCTATGTTGATGAATGGGTGTGGCGTGGGTTTGGTTACGTTGTTAAAGATGCAATTACAGAGCAGTATATTACTGATTACGTGGAAATAGTGGATGAATTGCCAACACGTTGGCACGAAGATAAAGCGGTGCAAATCATACAAAATAAAAGCGGTGTAGTTTGGGGTGCAATGAATGAGCCACAAATAGCATTAGGTTTGGCAATGCACCGACAAGCAATGAATATGCAAACGTATGAAGAGGGCGATAAGCTTTATTTTTATGCTAATACAATACTGCCCGAACATCAAGCAATTTTTGAAGCATATCCTAACTTAGAAATTACAGTTAACCATGCAGAAAACTAACATTGAAAGGTGGGCGGAGTTAGCCTTGTTTATTATTTTTATTTACTTGTTTGTATCTAAATGAAAACACTTATAACTAATATCGTTTTGCTTTTAATTGCAATGATTTTGGCGGTGGTTTTATTTCCCTTTGGCTGGTTACATGGATTGTTTACTTTGCGTCTTAGTATGGCACGTTTAAGCCACTATTTTTTGACTATTGCGCTAAGTATTGACCAAATGGGCAATGTTATTTTAGCACCTTTATTTAACGCTATAATGATTAAACGAAATGGTTACAAGTTTGGCGACGAGGATGAAACAATAAGCTACGTTTTAGGTAGAAACCAAATAACCGAAACTTTGTCAAAATGTGGAAATTTACTTGCAAATTTATTAGACTGGATTGACGAAAACCATTGCGCTAAAACTGTTTTAATTGTTTGGCGTAAAGGAAAAAAATACTGTGGCGATAAACCATATTTGAACAAATTTTAATAGTTTTGCATACATGGACACAAACGTAAAAGATATATTAGTTACTAAGATTACAGGAGGGGGCACGTTCCTGTCGATTATCGTTGGCGAAATTACCCAAGAAACGAATTTAAAATTAAGCGCGGTTTCTTACATTGTCGGGATTACTTTGGGAATTATAACGATTATAATCAAGTTAGTTGAAGCGTACAAAACCTTAAAAAAATAAAGCTATGTTAAAAGATTTCTTATTAAAAATAAACCCAGTAGCCATAATTAAAGCACTTAAAAAAACTGATACCAACGTAATGGTAAAAGGAGTTACCCAAATGGGGGGCGGTGGAGTGTTGATTACTTCGGGTATTACGCTAATTACAGATGGAGCAATGAATAAGAGTTGGTACGAAATAGTAGGAGGTTGTGCCCTTATTATTGCTGGGGTTTACATTGCAAAAAATTTAACGGATAAAATCGAAAAATTACCAAAAGAATGATAATTCAAGAACGATTTGCGCAAGTATTTACAACTGTTGAACTTCCAACAGTTAAGGCAGTTAACGAGTTTAATGAGCCTTTTCGTTGCTGTGATACTAAGCGATTAGTTTTAGCGCATTCAATCCAAAATGAAACGTGGAAAAACGATGTAACTAGCGCGTGGATTAAGTTAAGCGAAATTACTGATACTATCGAGTTTAAACTAACAAAAAACGGCGAAAATATAAGCTATACACCAACACCGATATTATTCCCAAGTGAAGATTTTGCTTGGTACACAACCATTCGTTGGCAAAATGTTTTAAATTCCGATGGTGCTGGGTGCTATAAATTGGAATTGCTTTATAATATTCAAGGTGTGGAGGGTGTGATTACATGGGGCATTTACGATTTAAAAGCTTATAGTTTAGAAACTGCTAAATATACGGCACGTTTAAGGGTTAAATTTAACCTTAACCAAACTATTGAGGGGATTAATTTCACAAACGCAAATGTTGAAGATACTATCCGTTTTAATGGATTTATCGGTAACAGGCAACCGAATATGGAAATTGATAATTTAATTTATCAAGATAGAGTAATTAAATCCGTTGTTCGCGAAAACCTAAACACCTACGAAATTAAAACAGACCCTTATACTTCGCCTATTTTGGACCAGTTGAGCAATTTATATTTATTGTCTGAAAACGAATTGTACATTAGTGATTACAACGTTTTCAACAACTCGCATTCTATTTTGGATTTACCTGTAATTGTAACAGAGAGCCCCGAAATTGATTACTTAGAAGACTTCCAACGTAAAGCGGTGCTTACCTGTACCGTTGGCGACAAAACCAATAATAAACGAACACATTATTAATTATGAAACTAACAGCTAATTTTTCTTTAAAGGAGTTCATAGAGGGCGAAATGCCAAAGGAAGCAATTAAAATGAACTACGATTTATTAACTGATGAACAGCAAAAAAATATCGGCTTAATTGCGGTTGAATTACAAAAACTTAGAGATAAAACAAAGGCAGAATTTGGCTCTAAATTTACAGGGTTCAAAATTACATCAGGTTTGCGCCAAAAAGAGTGGGAATTAAAGCAAAAAAGGTCTGGAAATAGCCAACATACTAAAGGGTGGGCGGTTGACTTTCAGCCAATTTGTGCAAAAGAAGATTATTTAATTATTTTCTACTGGGTATTTAAGCAACTTGAAAACTTCAATGGCGGTGTGGCACAAAAAAAGCCTGATCTACCTAAAGGAAAAAAGGGATTTATACATTTTGATTTGCGCGGTGTTCGTGCCCGTTGGGAGTATTAACTGTTAAAATATTATAAAAATTAAGGTGTAGCATAAAAAACTACACTTTTTTTTTGCATTATGTTTTTTTATTCAAAATAACTTTATATATTTGTTTAAAGTTTAAAACTAATAACTAACATTTAAAATAAAACGACATGGAAACTTTAAACACAAAACAACAAGAAATTTTAAAATTAGCTCAATTTGGTAAATGGGTAAAGTACCAAATACAATTAAATCAAATAGCTTATACAAGTGAAGATTTAATTGCTATTTTGAAACATATTTCCGAAATGGAAAATGACAGAGGGGCTTGTTTTATTTTTACCACGGATTACAAGCACGTTAATGTTTACAACATATCAGGATTTGCAATTTATTTAAACATAAATAAGTATGAAGAGTTTAAACATTTACCTTTTTTCGATAAAAATAATGGTAAAGACATTACAACTTACCACACAGCTAAAAAAGAGTTGAAAATTAGATTAGCACAAATGTTAAGATTACCTATTTTTGGTAATGGAAATTTGTATAAAAAAACAAAATTAGAAATTAATAAATTAGTAGCATAAAACAAATACACCCTCCATGCCTCTCATGGAAGCACACTTGGGGGGTTTTCTCTAATGTAAACAATTAAACCAAAATAGTATGAAAACAGAAATCAAGATTACAGACCACTTAAAGCGCGAACATTTAGTAAGCTTTAATTTCACAGTTAGAACCAACGGCTTTCAAAGTTGGAAGATTTACGCCGATGTAAGAAGCAACGGCGAACGTATAAGCTTTGAATATTTGGAGGGCAAAGAAACCATTGATTGGCTTATGGAAATAAAAGGCTCAAATCATAAGGCAGATTTTTTAGCTACTAATTTACGTGTAAAAGAGCACCAGTTAATCTACTCATGGCTTAGTGACTTTCCGCGTTGGCACGTAATCGACGCAATAAGCAAGGAAGTGCTAACAGAAGAACGCACATATTCACAGGCTGAGGATATGGCGGAAAGTTTCTATTTTGTTGAAAATGTTAAAATAGTTGACACATGGAGCTTATAAGTCCACAAATGTACGTAGGTTTAAAATTTAAGCCTAAGTACAACCATTTAGCGCACATTATGAACGTAGTTTGCCACTCCTTGAAACTAAATAAAAAGGAAGTAATGGGAAAAACAAGATTTGAACATTTAGTACGTGCAAGGCAAATTTACTGTTATGTTGCAAGGCAAAATGGATTTACTTTTGATGTTATCGGTAAGTATATTAAACGCGACCATGCAACAGTTATTTATGGATGCAAACTTGTAAAAAATAGACAATTTGACTTCAAAATGTTAGATGATTTTAACAAAGTAATTGAAAATTTATAACTTATGGAAATAACGTTTAAAGAGTTAAAAAGCTACGGTGTAAAGTCAAAGGTGCTTAATGATATTTTACGCTGGGAGAACCAAAATAACAACGGTGTAATTAGAAGCACATTTAATCGCGAATTATATTTAAAAATCTTAAAATTAAAAAACGATGCTAAAGCAATTGATCAAGGTACAAGATTTTGTGAAAAAATCATTGGAAACATACCCAAAACTAAGGGATAATGATGTGCGCCTAGTGGCTACTTACTACTATAATAACATCCCTAATATTAACGAAATGAGTGCTATCGAGTTTTTGGAGGTAATGGTAAACGGTAAATTTGCAAGTCCCGACACAATCACTCGAGCCAGAAGAAAAATACAGGAAAAACACCCCGAATTACGTGGGGTTAAGTACGAGGAAAAGCAAAAGTTTGAAAAACAAGTACGCGAAAATATTAATAAGGTATGATTTACAAGCGAAAAAAAGAAGATTGGAGCGAACAAATTGTCGAAGTTGAAGCGTTTTTTAGCACCGTACCTTTGCCAAAAATACCTATTAAGCTAAATGAAGCAACTACCATACTAGATTGTAAAAGATTTATTGAAAATCATTTAGGAATTGTTAAAGCAAACGAGGGTAAGACAAGATTTAAACCGTATTTAGAACGATTACAGACACTAAAAAATGTATTAGAATGCAAACACTAGATTTAATAAAAGTAAGCAACTACGCAAAAAAAATAGGCAAGAGTGTAACATGGGTTTACAAACTTGCTAAAGCTGGAAAAATTGAAATTGTCGAAATCGACGGAGTTAAATTTGTAAAGGAAAAAGAAAAAGATTAAGAATTATTTTGTATATTTGCATTTGTCTTAAATGAAGTCGGAAATCATTTAAAAAATTTATTGTAAAAACCTATCAAAAGATGCCTGTCCGACTTGGCTATTTTGTATAGGTTTTTTTTATTTAAAATTTTGCTTGTTTTTTTAAAAACATTCACAAAATCATGGCAAAAGTAAAAACAATTTTTGTAGGTGCGAATGATAGTAACACCAATTTTAGCGAATTAGAATGTTATTTTGAACATTATTCAAATAACATTATTATTACTATTTTAGATGTTGCCAAAAGCGAATTTCCAATTTCTATTGAATTGGATAAATCAACAGCTGTAAGGTTATCAAAGGAATTAAGAAGACAAATCGCTTTAATTCAAGGAGAGGAGATTAACAATGGCTAAAGAATTACCTTATTTTAAGTTTGAGCCCAACGAATGGGAAAACGGAAATATTCAAATGTTATCGAGAGAGGATAAAGGTTTGTTTATTGATTTATGTTCAATGTATTGGAGTAGGCTCGGAGATGTACCATTAAAATTAGCAATACAAAAGTTATGCGGTGGCAATGCGACCGCATTATTGTCGCTTTGCGAAGAAAAAATAATAGATGTAATTGATGATTATATTTTTATAAAATTTCTATCTGAACAGTTAGGCGAATTTGAAGAAGTAAGCAAAAGAAAGAGTAAAAACGCTTTAGATGGATGGAAAAAACGTAATGAATTAAAGGGTTTAAGCGACCGCAATGCGACCGCATCAATATCGCAATGCGAAAACGATGCTATAAGAGAAGATAAGATAAGAGAAGATAATATAATATTAAAAAAAGAAAAAGTAAAAAAAGAAAGTGCAAGCACTTTGGATTGGGATAAATTTTTGGCTTTTTTTAATCAAACATTTAATAAGCGTGTAACAGTATTTGATACTTCGATTAAAAACAAATATAGTGCAAGGATTAAAAGTGGTTATACTAAAGAAAATATTATTGATGCAATGATAACAGTCAGTAAAGATAGTTTTCATGTAGAAACTAATTTTAAACATATTGGTTTAGATTTCTTCGCAAGACCTGACAAACTAAGCAAGTATAGTTTTAAAAGCGAAAAAAAAGCAGTTACTAACAATTATAACGGTACATTATGATAGACATTAGAGATAAGGTTTTTGGAGTTTTACTTAATTTAGATAAAAACCAGCAAAACGAGTTTGTAAATAATTTGCGTCCTGAGTGGTTCGATAGTCGCTTTCATGTAGCTATTTTAAAAGGGGTACAAGCGATTAAAAACGAAAATAGGTATATTGACTTACCGAGTTTAATTAAATGGCTTAGAGAGGCTAATTTGCTCGAAAAGGATTTTATGGTGCGATTGACTACTTTAATAGCAAATGCAGACTTAACAGAAATATTAAGCAAAAATTCTATTTTAAACCAATGTGCATACGAATATTCCATTAAAAAAGTGGCTTTAATGGTTAATAACGTTAATGTTGAAATCACAAAAGACCAGCCGAGCCAAACGCGAATATTGGAAGAGCTGGAAAAAGTTAAAAATTTGTTTACTGAGAATACAAAAAAGGAGGTAAGCAATGAAGAAAGTATTGATTACATACTAGAGAAGCACCTACAAGCAAAACAAGGGGTTGTTTTAGGCTTAGAATTGGGGTGGAAATGCTTACATAAGGAAGTGATTTTAGAAAATGATGATGTTATGATAGTAGGAGGTCGTCCTGCAATGGGTAAAACAGCGTGGGCAATTTCATTAATGAAAAATATTTGCTTTGAGCAGAACAAAGTAATGGTATTTTTTAGCCTTGAAATGGCGCACGATAGGATATTAAGAAGATTGATATCTAATGTTACTGGTGTAGATAGCAACAAGATTAAATATGGAACATGTGAAGACCACGAAATAAGAAAAATATTAAATTTCAAGGCTGATGAAAGGTTGAAAAATATAATAATATTCGACGGCTCACATACGACTAAGGACATTGAAAATAAACTACAAAGTGTTAAAAATAGAGGTTTAGAGGTTGATGTTTTTGTAGTTGATTACATACAGAAAATACTACCTGAAAAATCCGACAATAGGTATCAGGAAGTTACGCGAATATCCAACGATATTAAACGAATAGTAATGGCTCACAGAATACCGACTATTTGTTTGGCACAACTATCAAGAGATGCGGGAAAAACTGGTAAGCGTCCAACTTTGCCCGATTTAAAAGAGAGTGGAGAAATTGAACAGGATGCTAGTATTGTCGCATTTTTGCACCGTCCCGAGTATTATGGGGTTATGGAAGACGAAAATGGTAATAGTTTGGAGGGTGTTGGTGAATTTCTAGTAGCTAAGAATAGAGATGGCGCAATCGGTGTACATACAATGGATGTTAAGTTGGAAACAAGCGAATGGAACGACTTAACGGATCGACTGCAAGAACTACGAACAGAGCCTAAATATGCTAACTTTACGCAAAATTTACCTTTTTAAAAATAATTATGAAGAAATGTAAAGTATGCAGTAAGGAGTTTGAGCCTTACAGGAGTACACAAAAAGTATGTAGTTTTGAGTGTGCAATAATTTTAACCAATTCCGAAACGCAACGTAACTTTAAAAAAAAGGTTGCTTTTGAACGTAAAAAATTTAACTACGAAAATTTAACTTTGTCGGATTGGAAGAAAAAAGTGCAAACCATTTTTAATAAATACATTCGATTAAGGGATGTAAACAAAGGCTGTGTAAGTTGTGGTGTGCCATTGCAAAACCGAAAATTTGACGCTGGTCATTTCTACCCTAGTACATACGAGGGATTAAGGTTTAATGAATTAAACGTGCATGGGCAATGTGTACCATGCAACCGAGAAAAACACGGTAATTTGCACGAATATCGGAAACGAATATTAACGCGAATTAATCAAGAAGATTTAGATTGGTTGGATGCTAATCGAAATACAAAGCTAAAATTAAGCAAAAACGAATTAGAGGACTTATTTATTCACTATACTAACAAAGTAAAAAATGAACAACTTAAACAAAACGATTGAAGAAATTAACGGAATTATAGAATGGTATCATGATCTGCCTATGGATTACAACGGAATAAATGAGATAATGTTCCAGCGCATCCAACTTATAACACATTTAGCTTTTTACAGCTCCGAAATGAGCGAAGCGCGTATAAGGTGGAAAAATGCAGAAGCCGAAACCGAACGTGTAAGGCGCACTGAAACCAAAAAAGCAATGAGTTTGAATTTACCAATGGCAAAGGCTGTTGAAATAGGTAAATTTGAGAGTATAGAAGAATATGCAAACGAAAAGCAATGGGATGGTGTATATTACCAAATGCGAACTTTTTTCGATGTATGCAACGGTATTGTAGACGCAATGAACCAACACATATCTAATTTAAAAAGAGAAGAAAATCAACAAAAAAGTGTATAATATTTTTTTTTATTCAAATTAATTTTATATATTTGTAAATAATTAATAACTAAAACAAAACAATTATGGAAAATTTAATTCAATTTTTAGACTTTAGTAAAAGTCGTTTTTCAGGAAAAGCAGGACTTGGAGAAAGTGAATTTTCGGTTTACTATTCAAACCTAAACCAAAACAAAAACTACTGCGTGACATTTGGGAAAAAATGTAAAGAAGCAAAACAATTTATAAAAGTTGGTTATTTTGCTAACTTTATTGTTTTTCAATTTTTTGACCAAATGGAAAAAGGATGCATAAAAGGGCATTTATCAGGGAAAGATAAAACTTGCGTTACATTTACGTCAAAAGATTTGGTTGAATTTATTTTAAATAAATTTGGCGAAAAAGTTGAAGAGAAAACAAAAAAACGTTTTGTTTATCAGTATGAAAAAAGCGGAGAATATTTAATTGTAAAAATTAACTAAAATGGAAAACAAAACAATCTTTGAAACGTTAAGTGCTATTAACGTGAACGAAAAAACCGAAAAAAAGAGCGGTTTAACTTATCTTAGCTGGTCTTGGGCGTGGTCTGAATTTCAAAAGGTATGTCCTGAAGCTACCTACTACATTGTTAAAGATACAAGGGGGTTACCCTACTTTGCTGATGAAAGTGGAGCAATGGTGTACACACGTGTTACTGTTGGTAATATTATGCACGAAATGTGGTTACCTGTAATGGACGGTGCAAATAGAGCCATGAAATCCACACCTTACACTTACACCACTAAATTCGGCGAAAAAACAGTTGAGGCTTATACTATGTTTGATATTAACAAAACAATCATGAGATGCTTAACTAAGAATTTAGCAATGTTTGGTTTGGGGATTTATATCTATGCTGGTGAAGATATTCCTGAGGGTTACGAAGCACCAGCACCGAAAAAGCCAACACTTGACAAATCAAGATTTAATAGTGCCTTAGATAGTATTAAAAAAGGCACTTACTCGATTGAAAAGTTAGAAGAAACTTTTGATCTAAGCGAAGCACAAAGAAAGGAATTAAATAAATTTATTAACGAAAAAGCGAAATAAGATGAAAATTAGCAATTTAAAACAGCCTTATAGACGCATGGCGGAGTATTTGGCGGAGAGAAATACCAATCCTAGAAGAAACGATAAAACTTTTTTACTTAATGCTTTTGATTGGGAAGAAACTAATGATTTGTTTTGGGATGATGTTGATGAAGGCAACTACCCCGAAATAACAGAGGAAATAAAATCTCACTTCCCCCCTGACTTTGATTTTTCTAGTGAGGAAGAAAACTTAAACAAAAAATACACCCGACTAGCTAAAGAGGGTAAATTTGACCAGTTACCTGATACTTGTGAGTTTTCGGAAGCGGTGGAGTTGGAGGTGTGGGATGATGAATTGTCGAGAGATTTTCGTAAAATTATAGGTAAATTCAAAGGTAATTATATGGATATTCATTGTATTGGATGGAAAAACGCCCAACTACCCACCAAAAAAATAGATTTTACGCAATTCCAAACTGGCGATGTTGTGGAGGTAGTGAGTAAAGATGATAGCTTTTTTTTAGGTTATTTTTCAATAGAAGCAGAGGAAAATATAGAAATATCTTACGCAAAAAATGAGCGAGTAGGTTTATATCCAATTTTAAAAAAACATATTAAATCAATAACTAAAATCAAATAAAATGGAACTAAAAGTAAGATGTTCGGAACTTAGCAACTTAATGACTAAGGGCAGAAGCAAAGCCGAGCCACTAGGCGAAACCGCTAAATCATACATACAAGAAAAAGCAAAATGCGACTTCTACGGTTTAAAACCTATTTTAGAAAATAAATACTTAAGTAAGGGTATAGCCAACGAGCAAATCGGGATTGACTTAGTTAACCAAGTTAGATTTATGGATTTCGTGAAAAATACCGATAGAATAGATTTAGGGTGGTTGACTGGCGAATGTGATATTAATGCAGATGACAGGATAATCGATATAAAATGCAGCTGGTCATTTGATACATTCCCAGCGTATGAAGAAGAAGCACAAAAATCTGTTAAAAAAGCTGGTTACGATTGGCAAATGAGGGGTTACATGATGCTTTACAATAAAGAAGTTGCAGAAGTAATATATTGCCTTACTTCAACACCTGATCTTTTGTTGACATCTTGGGATGACTTAACCATGCATAAGGTGGACCACATAGAAGCCGAAAAACGAATTACAGCGGTTCGAATTGAAAGAGATTTGGAAATAGAAGAGGAAATAAAAAAACAGTATCAAATAGGGAATGAATATTATAAAGAGTGTATTAATCAATTAACAACTAAAAACCAAAAATCATGGATTTAAAAGGAGAATTAATCAGAATTTACGACACAAAACAAGTAAGCGAAAAATTTGCTTTACGTGAATTCGTAATTGAAACGAAAGAACAATACCCTCAGAGTATTGTTTTGCAAGTATCACAAGATAAATGTAAAGTATTAGACAATTACAAGCTGGGTGATTTGGTGCAAGTAAGTATAAATGTAAGAGGTCGTAAATGGATCGACAAAAACGGTCAAGATAGATTTTTCAATACTTTGGAAGTTTGGAAAATTACAAACGAAAGTTCTGCACCTGTAAGTGTACCAGCACCAGAGCCAACAATGGAAGACGATAAATTACCTTTTTAATTATGGAAAAGATAAAACCAGAGCAATTAATTAACCTGACAAGGGATTGTAAGGAAATTATAAACGATTACATGGCTAAGCATGAGTTAAGCATACACGCGTTTACGAAGCTTTGCAAATTGAATAGTAACCAGCTTTATTTGTTTTTGAACGATAAACGAGGTTTGAATTTAACAACGATGCAACGTATCGCAGAAATAGTTAGCAAGGAGGGGGGTTAACCCCTTTTTTGTTAATAAATCTTAATGAAAAATATTTTTATAAACATTGTAGTTTATTCAAAATTAATTTATATATTTGTGTATAGTTATTAACAATTAAAATAAAAAGGTTATGTTATACACAAAAGAATTTTACGAAATAATGGATGTTTTTGAAAAAAACGCAAATAAATTAGTATCATTTGGAGCAATGGGATTAACTAGAGAAGCGTCAGAAAATTGGACTAATCAGCAATATTATTGCGACGGAAATGTTAACAATGCTTTTAAAATGTTTTTACATGGTGTATCGTTAGGAAAAATACTATAAAAATAAATCTTATGTCAAAAGAAACTAAATTTTTACAAGAATTAGATATTATAGATATCAATTGCAATGATTTAATAATAAAACAAAAAAACGGTAGAGAGATAAGTTTATGCACATTACTGAAAACTTATCTTGAAGAAAACACATTGCAAAATGGTAAATCATGCGCCTAATCCTCCTACTCCTACCAATGCAACTAATTACGCACCATTTACCAAGTGTAAGGGTGCAAAAGTTGGAATACTCGGAACACATAAGGCAGAAGCTAAATTCAATCCTAGAAATACCAGAGGGGAGAAATTACTGGGAGAAAGAATTTAAGACTGTTATTTACGAAAATAAACTTAAACAATACTTACAACATGGAAATTGATTTAAAAAAAGTAAGAAAAGAAATTAGGAAGTTAAAAAAGTTAGTAACTACTGAAGAGCTAAACAAATTTAATGTTGACGCAATTGAAAATGGGGATTTGCGCGGTTTTTACACTCAATTAACTGGACACTTTTTTAGTGATCGAGCTCAAAAATTGATTAATGAAAGTGCCACTTTGTTTTACCAAGATAATGGTTTGGGGTTAACTCCTAGAAATAAAATTATTCCACCAAACTTTATGACTTATCCAAACTCAAGAAACTTTACACTATTGGAAGTTTACATGGCGTATAATCACGATAAAATAAACCACATTTTAAAATTTTTAAAGTCGGAAATTAAACAATTAAATATAAAATGAAAGTAGAACTACACGATTACAACATAGGATCACAATCAGGAGATGCAACGGTATTGGTTTATGATAATCCAACAGATTTAAATAGCGTTGTTTTCGACGGCACTGTAAATTTTGAATTTAGCGTGGACAAGTACGAAACAGGGGATGGATATTTAACACCTATTGAAAATTGGATGGATGTTGAGATTACGGATATCGAATTTTTTGATACTGAAAACCGCAGAATTAAGCCGAAATACGAGATTAAGGAAGCAATAGAGTATAATTTAATTGAAGAAATAAAAGATAAGGAAAATGAGTAAAGAAGAAAAAGACAATATCACACGTTTAAGCGCATTATGTGCTATAACTAGCCTTTATATTAAAGGGTGTAAAAAAACGATACAGGAAGCAAATATACAAGTATTGAAGCAACAGTATAAGTACGACCAGTTAAGCATTCCAAACAAAAAAGTAATTGATAAGCGAATTCAGGATGCAATGAAAAATTTAAACCTTACAATGGATACAACTACGATAGTTTTAGGTAGGATTGAAAAAAGTATGCGAAATACGTTAACAGATGAAGTAACAGACGCTTTAATCGACAAACTCGATGCGGTGCTTGATAGTGTTGATTTGGAGGGGGTGTTGAAGAAGAAATAACGAAGTAAATTAAAAAGATTAGATATGATAAAGCTAAAAACAGAGGTTAATAAAAGTGCGATAATGAAACAATTACGCAAAGAAGCAACTGAAATGTACGATGCTGCATACGAAGGTGAATATGCAATTGAACAATTTCTATACGGAGCAGAAAGGCTTTTTAATTTATTGCGTTTACCACGTGTTAGCGGTAGTTTATCGATTGAACAACTTGAAAAAGCTGATATGTGGTATTGTCTACATAAGAATCATGTAAATAAGTTGTACCACTTAGCGGAAAACTCTTTACCACCAACACTTAATGAAGATAAAAACAACCCCTCACTTTGGAAAGCAGGACATTGGAAGTGGTACTTAGACAATTACCGCTAACGTTGACAATAAGAATGTATGGGAATTAGAAGCAGTAACCTATCCACATACACCTAACTAAATTAAAGGTAAAACTGCACAGTTTGGTACTAACACCCATATATTTTTTATTGTGTGTTATAGCTAGTTAATTTTTATGTTATGAAACTTTATACTGAAGAACAATTATTTGATATTTGTCAATCTGTATCAGAAAAAATGTGTGCTAATTCTTTACCACGAGAAAGTGTGATTGATAAATGTATGTATTACGGACACTCTAAAATTGAAATAGATATTGATACAATACAGAAGTTAATGGAAGATGATGATGTTGATGTTATAAAGGTTGCTGTCGTTTAATTGGCTATAACGTATGGTGCTTTGCTTCAGTTGTGCCTATGCGGTGCGTATGTTCGGCACAATTGAGCAAAACACTTGTTATAGCACGTTGTTTAATTAAAAAAATATAATATGAGAATAGAAGAAAATGGTAAAATGATTACAGATTGGTTAAAAAAAAACGGTAATCCTGCAATTGAAAAACAAGTTGAAAGAGAATTAGAAAATATGTTTAAAAATAAAATATTTAATGAAAATTGTTTAGAAACAATGAATAGAATTCCTGATGATTTCATTGACTTGACAGTTACTTCGCCACCATACGACAATTTAAGAACTTACAATGGGTATAGCTTTGACTTTGAAAGTATAGCAAAAGAACTTTATAGAGTAACAAAACAAGGTGGTGTAGTTGTTTGGATTGTTGGTGATTCAACTATTAAAGGAAGTGAAACAGGAACAAGTTTTAAACAAGCATTGTTTTTTATGGAATGTGGCTTTAATTTACATGACACTATGATTTGGATAAAACCAGACCCAATACCATTGACACATAATAGATATGAACAATCTTTTGAATATATGTTTGTGTTAAGTAAAGGCAAACCTAAAACTTTTAATCCTATAAAAGTAAAAACAAAATATGGTGGTAAAGTAGAAAATATGAAAAATTGGAGTAGTAAAGATAAAAGCCAAGCAAAAAGAATTAGAGATGAAGATATAATTAGAAAAGAATTTAGAATAGATTATAATAATTGGAATATAAGTGTTAATGATGGTGTTAAAGTAAAACATCCTGCAAAATTCCCAGAAGGATTATGTGAAAGACATATATTATCTTGGTCTAATGAAAATGATTTAGTTTATGATTGCTTTATGGGAAGTGGTACAGTAGCAAAAATGAGTATTTTAAATAAACGTAATTGGATAGGTAGTGAAATATCTTTTGAATATTGCGAGATTATTAATGAACGAATAAAAAAAACGTTGGAAGAAAAAAGAAAAGAAAAAGATTTAACGTAGAAAACTCTATTCGGA